TGGGGTTGTTTATCTTTCTGGTGGGGGAGGAATCGCGAACCTGCCAGGGGATGTCGGTAGTTGTACGGGTTCCCTTGTGTTCCCCCAAGTAAGACTTAGAGTGTCAGCATCTGATGGCGGATTGAGCGATCAAACAGACGCATATTTTGGAATGCAGACAACTAGAACGGCAACCAGCACAACTCCAGACGCAAGTGTCGCCGATTTTCACGGGCACCTTTACAGCGGGTACAGCGCTAATGGCGCCCGCGGCGCTACCGGTGGAGGAACGAATCCGACAGCACCATACGGCACCGCCGGCGTTGAGGATTATGCCTACGTATTCTCGCTTGACGATCTAACGACAGGAAGTTCTGGAATTTATTATTATCAATCTGGCTCGCGCACCGCAGGTTCAGCTGTTAATAGTTCTTCCGCAACCACTTTGGATGCTGGATATAATAAATTTACTGCTCCATTCTTTGGTGGTTTTGATGGCTTTAACATCATGAAGCCCGATCCTCTATATAATGGAGGTATGGCGGCGACGTCGACCGAAGATACTAGTTATGTGTATCACACATTCCGCCGCGCCATCGACACAGTTGCAGATCCGGAGTTTGTTGACATGAACCTCTTAACGGTTCCTGGCTTGACAAATGATAGTTTAACTGGTCATATGATTAATGTTTGTGAGGATCGAGCAGATGCCTTGGCCCTCGTTGATTTAGCTAGTGTATACATTCCCCCTCATGAGCGATATTATGCTAATAAATCGAGTAGAATTGGAACAACTCCCACCACTGCCGCCACGGCATTGAAGGATAGGAGAATTGATTCCAGCTATGGTGCAACTTTCTATCCGTGGGTGCAGACTCGCGATGAAAATACTGGTATAATGTTGTGGATTCCACCCACTGTTGCAATGATGGGCGTTTTGGCTAGCTCTGAAGCCTCATCTGAACTGTGGTTTGCGCCGGCCGGATTCAATCGCGGCGGCTTGTCGAAGGGAGCCGCAGGCATTCCTATCACCGGAATTACTCAACGTCTCACCTCCAAGGAGCGCGACACTCTTTATGAGAGTCGCATTAACCCCATCGCATCGTTCCCTTCCAACGGGCTCGTTGTTTTCGGCCAGAAAACGCTTCAAGAGCGCCAATCGGCTCTTGATAGAATTAACGTGAGAAGATTGGTCATCTACATGAAAAAGCAGATTTCTATTCTTTCCACACAAATTCTTTTTGAACAAAATGTTCAGGCAACATGGAACCGCTTCATCGCTTTGATTGAGCCCTTCCTTGCCAACATCAAGGTTAGATTTGGTATCACAGATTACAAGCTCATCCTTGATGAGAGTACCACGACTCCAGATCTTATCGATCAGAACATTTTGTATGCAAAGATTATGATTAAGCCTGCTCGAGCCATTGAGTACATCGCCATCGACTTTGTCATTATGTCAACGGGGGCGTCATTCGAAGATTAAAGATGTGGGGGTTTTTCCCTCACCGCACTATTTAAAAATAGATTATAGGAGTTCTTAAACATGCCATTCTGGTCAACAAATTTCGGTGAAGATACCACTTTAAAAGATCCAAAGAGACAATTTAGGTTTTATGTGGAGTTTTCCAACATTGCTGCACCTATCGGTGGCGCCACCTTGTGGTATGCTAAAACGGCAGCTAAACCTTCTTTTCAGGTTGCTTCTACAGAGCACAATTATTTAAACCATGTGTTTAAGTATCCCGGGAAAGTGACGTGGCAGGACATAAGTATTACTTTGGTTGATCCAGTTGATCCGGACATGTCCGCAACTCTTTCTGATATTCTTGTGCAATCCGGATACTCACCGCCCACCGATCCAACCACAGATCAAATGGGAACTATTTCAAAAGCCAAGGCGGCAGGGGCCTTGGGAACAATTATAATTACACAAATCGATTCAAATGGTGCAGAATTAGAAAAGTGGACCCTTTGGAACTCTTTCCTCACAGAAGTTAAGTATGGCGATTTGGCATATGGTACGGATGATTTGACAGAGTTGTCACTTACCGTCGCATATGACTGGGCCAGAATCCAGACATTCGCCAATGGCTCTGTTTTGGTTGCCGGCGATGGCGGTACCGAATTCTTTAACGTATAGACAAAAAATAGACGAGGTGTATATTGTCACGAAATAGAGAACGCGCAGGAGGCGTTCACCAACAGGATACGAGCCCTCCTCCGCAGATGATGCAAAACGAGGGAGCGGCTTCTTTTTCTTTTGTTGTTCCAACAGAGTTTGTAGAATTACCTTCTGGGGGTAAGTTTTATCCCGAAGGTCACCCCCTACATGGAGAGGATAGCATTGAAATTCGCCAAATGACGGCAAAAGAAGAGGATATGCTTACTTCTCGCACGCTTCTAAAGAAGGGTGTGGCGCTTGATAGAGTTATTGAAAACTTAATCGTAGATAGGCGCATCGATCCCGACTCTCTTTTAATAGGAGATAAAAACGCGATGGTGATCGCTACGCGCGTATCTGGGTATGGCAATGAGTACGACACTCAAGTTACTTGCCCCTCTTGTAATACTACGCAAGACTATTCCTTTGATTTAAATGAAGCGAACATCTTTCATGGAGAGTTAAAAGAGGGTTGGGACATTGTGGACAATGGAGATGGAACATTCAATGTCACCCTTCCTGTGACAAAAGTCGACGTAACCTTCCGACTTTTAACTGGTCGCGACGAGAAGAACTTATTAAATGGAATGGAGGCAGATCGCAAACAAAAAACTCACGAAAAAGGCATTACAAGACAAATAATCAATATTGTGATCGCAGTTAATGGAGATTCATCCGCAGAGGCCATCAACTATTTGGTTCAAAACATCCCCTCCATGGATTCTCGTCACTTACGACTTGCTTATAGATTTGTCGCTCCAACCATTGATCTTACCCAACATTTTGCGTGCGCCGAGTGCGACAACGAGCAAGAACTGGAGGTTCCGCTTACAGCGGACTTTTTTTGGCCTGACCGATGAGTATATGGAGAACATATATGAACAGTTCTTCTTTTTAAAATACTCAGGCGGTTGGTCATTTTCAGAAGCTTACAACCTTCCAGTGGGTTTAAGAAAATGGTTTGTCGAAAGATTAATAAGACAACTCGAGACAGAGAAAGAAGCAATAGAAAAAGCATCCAGCGGGGGCAGTAAAACGCAAACATTGTCGGCAGGCAATCAGCCGGCGCCTCCTCCACAAATGATGGGCAGAAATAGACAGAGTTGACCGCTCTGTCTTTTTTTGTTGGAAACTATTTACGTTTAGATAGTTTAAAGAAGGTTAGATAATGCCACCAAATCCACCATGGGATCCAGCAGCCGAAGCCCGGCGCCTCGAAGTGCTGGGCGAAGTCGAGAAAATCCAGTCCCGAATTACCTCCTTGACGGGAGAACAACTAGAGAATCTAAAGCTTTGGTCGGCCGGGATGCCCCAGGTAAGAAACGCCATTGCAAATGTCCGGAATGAGCGTCAACGCATAATCGACATAGCCAAGGCCCATGTGGGCATAATCGAAGACGAACTTAAAGCCACTGTTCAAGTTGAGGTGCGTCTTAATAAGAAAATTGAGCTTAGTAATGCGATAATCGAACGCAAAAAGAAAGAAATTGAGTTAGCGAAAGACCCCACATCGAGGCGCAAACTGGAGGAGGAAATCAAACTCGAAGAGAAGCGAAAACAAAGAATAGAGGAATCAATTGGAGCAGCCAAAGAAATGGGAAACACTATGGCAGACGCCTTCAAGATAAAAGAAGCAAAAAGCTTTACTGCGGGATTGAGCAAGCTTGCCAAAGTGGCCGGCTTCACCGCCGACGCTTTCAGACTATTAGGCCTCTCCTTTATAAAGGCGATTCCTGTTGTGTTGATTGCCAATATGGTTGGCTTGACACTGGCTGCATTTAACGCCGAAAAGCAGTTTATGAAGACAACAGGCGCCTCAGAAAAGTTTGCGAAAGGAGTCACCCGTTCATATGAAGCAACACGTCAATTTGGTGTAAGCATGGAAGAGGCCTCACAGTCCGCCGCGGCCCTTTACGAAACTTTTACTGACTTTACGTTCTTGGCGCCAGAAATACAAGACGATTTAGAGAAGACGGGTGCACTCTTGCAGGAACAAGGCGTTTCTTTTACATCGTATGCTGGTGGTATTCAAACTGCCACCAAAGCGCTTGGTGTTGCTAGCGGTGATGCTGACGACATGATGATGAGACTAACCGCACATGCTAGAGACATTCAAGTGCCTGTTGGTGCAATGGTAGAACAGTTTGCCTCAGTGGCACCAGAGTTAGCTGCCCTTGGCGAAGCCGGCGAAAAGGCCTTTAAAGATTTAGCGAGAGTCCAAAAGATAACAGGCTTTGAAATGCAAAAGCTTCTTCAATTAACAAGCAAGTTTGATACCTTTGAGGACGCCGCCACCATGGCTGGTGGTTTAAACGCTGCATTGGGCGGCAACTTTGTAAATGCCATGGACATGATGATGGAAACAGATCCAGTTAGAAGGTTTGAGATGATCCGAGACGCAATTTTAAGCACCGGGCTCTCTTTCGAAAATATGCATTATTATCAAAGAAAGTTTTATGCAGAACAACTGGGTTTTGGAGGTGACATTCTGAAGCTATCCATGTTAATGTCAGGAAACATGGAAGCGTTGGATGGAGATATTGGCAAAACAGCCGCCAGCTATGAAGAAATGCAACAGCGCG